GCCATGGCTTGCAGTGGCGCTGTCATGCTGACGTGCCATTTCTATCTCGTCAATCTTAGGCACATAGGCAATCTTAGGCTCGTCAACGGTGTCGAGGAACTTACATGCCTCCAGTAACAGCCTATCCGCTGCTGCCTCTACGTATGTGCCTGGCAACTGCAAGCCCGTGACGACGAAGGTATCGCCACTGCGTACCTGACAATAGTGACTGATGTCATTATCGTAATAGGGGAAATATCTACTGAGGCTGTCATCCTGCTCACGCTCCAGTTTCAACTCCCAGGAGCCGTCACTGAGCTTTGGCGTTGACAAGAGTTTGAAGCGTCTGCCAGTACAGAAACCGCTCTTCATTTCGATGTAGATGTCCTCTTGTCTCGTGTCCCAAGCCTCCTTCCAATCCAGAACGTCGCTTGAAGCCACCTTTATAATAAAGGAGGAGTCGGTGTTTTCTACGAGGAAGCCGTTATCCTTGACATCGGATCCGGAAACGACCGTACCCGCACCTGTACCTTCGATGCTCGGCATAATCTCGGTAAGTTCCTCGGTGCTGCCGTCAAAATAGACAGAGCCTTCCTTCTCTCCGTAGTTACTTGCATTCTTCGACTTGATCCAAGGCGACATAATCTCGTCGCTGAAATCATAGCGCGAAAGCAAGTCTGCTGCTGTGCTACGGTCAATGGTATCGGAGTGGATATTGCCGTTTCTCACCTTTGTCAGCCATGTATTCAGGCTCATGTCGGGGAAGCCGGGGAGCATGAGGTTGCCGATACTCAGCAATGCGGGATAGGTGTCTGCTTGCGTGAAGCCGATATGATCCTGCGGCCATACGTTCTTATCGAAACCATAGGTGAAGACGACGGTCTTACCAACGGCTATCTTGCTTTGGTAGGCAACGAGTTTTGACAGACTTGGCTCGTCGCCCTCGTCTGTGTTGCCCTCGCCCCGGTGTTCGCAGTAAATCCTTACCTTCGAATAGCCAGAACTCGGCAGATTCTCCACCTTAGTAGTGATCTCAATGCCGTCGATGCTCGTCTTCGTAACCCAACCCAACTGCTGTGTATTCACCTCCAACACATAGTTCTTGACATTGAACATGCCGAACTTATAGTTGATGTCGAGTTCGAATTCAGCATAGTTGTAGTCGGTGTTCTTGCTGATGACGTTGGTGATAGTGGCATAGAAATACTTATGCAGGTTAGCATAGTAGTTCAATGGCAGGTTCTTAGCCGAACCGTAGGCATAGAGTTTGGTGACGACTGCTTTGCTGTCATCACTCGTCTCTTCTATCTCGTATAAGCCATTGCCCTTACCATACTTGAAAACCTTGTCTGCTGTTTGGGCAGGACTGCCAATGACGATGACGCGGTTTCTCACCAAGAAACTCAGTCCGAAATTCTTGTATGAGAGGTCGAGGATGCCACGACAACTCTGGTTGTCGCAGTCGATATTCATGTCAGTGTTGCCCTCGTACTTATTCTTTTTATCCTCAGAGAGTTCAGAAATGTTCTTTGCTTCGGGATGGTAGTATTTCAACCACTCTGAATCGGGAACATGATAATCTATTCTCTGTCTCGTCCGTCTGTAGTTGGGAGTAAGGACAATCCAACCCACTGACGATGCACGGTCGAGGTTAGCCTGAATCCTATCTGCGAGATCTTCAATCGTAGCGGCAAAGAAACTGAATTTTCCCTGAGACGAATACACGCTCGTATTCGACTGAGAATTCCAGTTCAGCACATAGTCCTTGAAGGCGATGTCGTTGAGTTCACGCGCCAACGAGTAGAGTTTGATATTCTCATAGACGAAGGCTTCGGTATAGCTGCCACTGCTTGCCTTCTTGATCTTATTGGGATTATAGTCGATGGTGAATATCTCGCCTCTATAGTTGAGGTAGTCGCCGAAGCAGAACTTGATGGGAGTGGGCGACTTGACGGTTACGGTAACAAACTCTTCAACCATCCATTCCCCGTGATATTCGAGTTCGTGGACGGTTGCTATCGTTACGGTCTTTCTCTGTCCGTCAATAGTTCTACTGCCTTTTATCTCCCAGATTTTGCTCATACTGCGTTAAGACTGGAGTTTAGGCGCGTCACTGGATCAGTGACGTGGAATTTCACTTTGAACGTTGCAATGGCATCGGGGTCGTAGTCAACATTCCAATACAAGGTATTATCTACGCTGTTGACGATGACACCCCTTCTTCCGGTCTGCGTATATTCGTCGTAGATGGCGAGGACAACACCAACGCTTCTGCTGTTGCCGCTGCTGTCTATCCTGCCATAGAGAAAGTCAATAAAATTCTTGATGTCGCTACGGATGGATGACTCAGTGCCGACATAGATGAATGTGGCATCTACATCGTAAGCCTTGAACTTAAAACCGTCGGTGGGGATATATACGTCGTCGCCGTTCTCGTCGTGCCAGTCACGCTTCGGCAATTCTTTTATATCAGGAAGGTCTTTGAACGGAAATTCCTGACAGGCGATGCGGAATCGCGCCTGCGTATCTACCATACTGCCGATATTGGAGTAGGTACTGCCGTCATACGACTGCTGTTGTATCAGAAATTTCTTATAGGTAGCCATTTTGTCAATTATTTTGGGCAAAGATACAAGGTTTTTAATTGAGAAAAAATATAAACTAAGTAAAAAGTTCGAAAAATTCAAACTTAAAACCTTTGCAGATGTGCTAAAATTCGCAATAAATGACGATAATATGTAAGATTTTAAGAAAAATCAGGAATAACAGACAGATATTTTTCCTATCTTTGCCTGCGAAAGCAAATTGGTAGTTGCTTTCTCATAGGTTAGTTAGTAAATAGATTCATACATTAAAGGTTTGTTAGAGCAAAGGCGGTCATTCGTGAGAACAACCGCCCTTTTTTATGTTTATCCTACTGGCAACTTCCATGCCTTCTTCTTCAGTCCATTCACCATATCCTCCAAAGAGGTGATTTTCTCGGCAATGGTCTGGTTGCTCTTCATAATAGCTGCCGTATTTGCTTCGATTTGCCTTATCTGCTGTAGGTTCTGCGTCATGGCTTCCAGATATTGCGGGAAATAACTTGCAATCATGGAACGATTCACTGACAAATCTGCTCTAATGCTGTTCACGTATGATGCAATCAAGTCCGCAGTCTGCTCAGTGACATCTCTGAGCGTATTCGCAGCAGCAGAACCGCCGCTATCGCCACCACTCACAATATCATAACCCTGAATATCAAAGGCATCTGCCAATGTCTCGCCAAGAGTCTGAAGAGCAGGTATCAAGGCTTCGTAGCTGTCTCTTATCTCTCCTGCAACGGAAGCAACAGCAAGTCCAAGACCCAACTCGTCGTAACCAGGCACCCCAAGGCTATATGCTGTAAAGATGTCGTTTAGTTTATCCTGATACTTGTCAATGATATTGATTTTCAGGAAGCTCTTAACTGCATCTTTGGCGATATTCCGGAATGTGTCAGAAGCATAATCCTCAAAACTGTCAAGCATATCCTTACCCGTATCAAGCCAGTCCCAAAGTGCATCTGTCATGTTGTCAACAAGTGGAGAGAACATCTGCGAAACATAGTCTTTCACGTTATCCTCCAACTCCCTGATCTTCTCAGCGTATTCAACAAGTCTCTTTAATGTCTCTTCTGTCTCACCAACGAGAGTCGGACCATCTTCGAGAAGTTGCTTTGCCAACTCAATGTCGATAAGGTCGTAGTGATTCTTATCAAAGAGTTCCTTTCCATAATTTTCACGCACCCACTCTTCGAGATTCTGCGTCTTCTCTGAACGGAAGAAGGTTTTGTGGCGTGTTTGAACACGCATATTCTGACGAGCCGAAGTTTGCCCGTCTTTATATATAAATTGGTCTGCTGCACTACGTAATGCCGTTCCGATTGCTGCGCCTGCACCAGCAGCCAAAGCAGCACCTACGGCGGCAGTACCCGCTGCTCCTAATGCGCCTGCAACAGCAGAACCAAGAGCTGCACCACCAACACTTCCAAGACCCCATGTAACAACAGTTACAACTACAGCTATAATTGCACCGATGATTGCCGGACCCCATTTACTCCATCCACTACGGGCATCCTGATAGATCTCCTGCGGACGCAGCATACTATTGGCATATTCTTTTAGGAGGTTTTCTTTGACGTAACCTTGATTTCTCAGTTCTGAAAGTCCTTTATTGTAAAGCCAATTCGTGCTTTCTATCTGTCTCTGCAAAGCAGCAATCTGATAGTCAGCAATCTGCTCCTGCAACTCATTTATCTTACGTTGGCGGTCTGCATATTTCTGGTAAAGGCTCTCGCTACTCGGAAGAATACTATCGAGCTTCTGATTGAAGGCGACAACGGAGTCAATGATACCAAGTACGGCTGTTACTTTGCCTATAGCACCTGAGAAGCCCTTGGTCTTCATAGCTTCTCCCAACTTAGTAGCGGAGTTCATGCCGTTACTAAGGTCGCCGAGCATACCGCCGACACCACTCATAATATTACCAAAGTCGCCACCTACAGAACTACCCAGATTTGATAATGCCGAACCAAGTTCACCAATCTTATCTGAGAAAGTCCTGAGAGCCTTTGTAACGCGGAGTAAAGCCCTCTCTTCATCTGACAATGCCTGCCTATAATCCTTCTGCGCCTGCTCCAGAGGTTTAACCGTACTCTCGTCAATACCATTTCGCTTGCGCTCCGCATAAGACATCTTTGAAACACGTAATGCCTCTTCTGCATCCTTACGCTTTGCAACGGCATCGTTGTAATCCTTGACGGTATCAACAATTGACTTTAGTGGATCGAGAACGTTTTCTTGGTCTGTCAGCTTATCCATAGCCTCCTGCCATGCCCTCGTTTCCTTCTCACTCATTTCGGTGGTTTTGGCATACTCACGCATGGACTTCACCATCTTTCGGATGGTTTCAAGGCTCGTCGTACTGATATTCTCGAATACCCACTTAAAGTCGTTCTCTGACTTGAATTTATCCCAATTTTTCTGATTGGTGAGGTTTCTGAATGCAATGTCGTATTGTTCCTGAGTAATACCAAGACGTTTTCCATTTTCATCAACCATCCCACTCAGCCATTGTTTCAGAAGTCTATCAAGACTTTCCTTACTCTCCTCATATTGGGCGATAATCTTATCGAGTTCCTGCTTTCGGTCGTATTCGTTATCCCACGCCTTCAGAAAAACACTCGTATCATTCTTTACAACCTCCTTTTGGAGATCGCGCCATTTCTTCGTCGCCTCGACAATTCCTTTTATATGGCTCTGGTACTCAGAGAGACGAGACATGTACGCATCGTCAGACTCGCCCTTTTCTTGAATGGGTTTTAATCTCTCAAATGCGTTCTCAACCTCTCTCTTTATTTCCTCGTCTGAAAGGTTGACATCGAAGCCTATCGCCAAACCGACGGAAATTCCAGTCAAATCTTTCTGGATTTTTTCTCTCAAAGCATCCGCAAGATTCTGAGTCTGCCCCGTCTTATAATCTGCCCCGCTAAGTTGCACAGCAAGTTCGATGTCGCCAGTTTCCTGACGTACATTATTGAATATATCCCACGCATGTGTGAGGTTGTCAATTTCGAGTTTAACCTTTGATGCAAATTCCTCCGATGTTTTTTCGAAATCCTTACGATCCAACTGAGCCAGTTCCTTATCAATTTCCTTCAGACCTTCAAGAACGGGCTTGCTCTTCGGACGCTTCTCCAGTTCGGCACGAAGACCGAGGAGATTTTCGCGGAGTTTTCCGACGTTATCCGAGTTCAGATTTTCCTCACCGAGAATTTCACCGAATTCGTCACGGACATGGGCGAAGGCATTTTCGTCTCCAACGGCTTTGCGCCAATACTGATAGGAATCAGCGGCTTCCTTCACGATCCTAACGCGCTCACGGATTGCCTTTGCAACCTCGTCCTGCTCGTTCTTGTTCTGTTTGGGGAACAATCCGCTACGTTTTTTATCCAGACCAAAGGCATCCATGGCCGTTTCGAGCTGATTGAATGTCTTTGTAAGGTTGGAAACTGTCTTCTGGTCGTTGACCTTTTTTGCCGTCTCGATAGCGTCGTAGGTTTTCTTGTATGCTTTCTGGATGGCTTCGAAGCCAGAAGAATAGCCATGACCGCTCTTGAAATATTCAGCGACGAAAGTGTCACCGAAAAAGTTGTCGCCAAGACCTTTGTTTTTTGCAAAGCTATTCAGTGTCGATTTGGCGTACTCGCCTTCACGACCATATTTCTTCCTTATGGCATTACGACGGCTGATAATGTCTTGGAGGTGTCTCTCTGCACGGTGTTCGGCAGTCTCTTCTTCCTTCACTGGCGCAACTCCGTTAATCCACCCCAAAACAGCATCACGGATTTTCTGTGCAATTTGGGGCGAACGTTCGTTTGCCTTGGCAAGCATGATGTCGAGCATACCACCAAAAATACTCTCATTCTGACGCGCCCAAGCCTTGAATTCTTCGGTTCTGTTTTCGAAGCCGAATTCTTTCTGCATTTTCTGCATCATTTTCGGCACGTCATCCTCTGCGATTTCCATCCATTCGTCGCTGACACCGCGAGCAGCGTCACGGAGGTCGTCGGCATGTCTCAGGAACTCCGTCGAACTCTGTGATACGACATAGGTGAAATCAGACCATGCAGCCTTGTTCGAGGATAGAAGTTGGATCTGCTCGTCAAATGGCAGATTTGACAGTTCGGTATAGCCATATACATCTATCATAGTCTGTACCGCACCTTCCATAGCACTTCGGTACTCACCCATACTCGATATGACTCTTTTGAGAGCATCGGCAGATTTCTGCATGTCGTCAACATTCGCGTTGATGTCGTCATTAGTAGCCCATTCCAAGAATCTGTCCCAAGTGTTGTCACCCCAAAGGCTGTCAAGACCAAGAAGACCAAGTTTGGCAAAATCCCAACCACCGAAGTCCGCACTGCTGGACTTGATGATTTCAGCTACGGTCTGGGCATTGACACCAGACTGCTGAAGTTGGTTGTTGACCTCCTTCATCTTGGTAATCAACACATCGTATTCACTGCTAAGATCCGGAGCAAGGTCAACCTGCTTCTGTAACTCGTCTGTGTAGAGTTCGGAGTTCTGCAAGATAGTCTTCATCTGCTCAATCTCAGCAGAGAGATCCTTTGCCTCAGTGGGTTTATTTGCAGAATCAAGATATTTTGAAATCTCCTCAGATGCCGTCTTAGTGCGTTCAAGGTAGGTATCAACGTCCTGATAGATACCATCGCTCCACTGCTTGTATGCCATATACGAGCCAAGCAATGCCTCAGAAGCAATCAAGGCAGCAGTCCAAGGATTAGTGAGTGCGGCAACGAAACCGCTACTTCCTATGCCTGACATAGCCATTTGATAACGCTTCATACTCGCAACATTCTTCAATATGGCTTTATCAAGTACGAAGTATTCAGCAGCGAGTTCGGCTTGGGCAGCAGATAGCCTGCCAGTGGCAACGGCATTGACGAGATCGGCACGGGTTATCTGATTCGTAACGGCAAGGTGCTTAACCTGTTCTGCCGTAAGCGTTTCCGTGGCGACCTTATTGGCAAGTATATTTGCTGTCTGTGTCTGGATGCCACGATTGACGGCAAGCATATAGAGTTTGTACGTTCCTATGAGGGCAGAAGTTGTGAGAATGACCGTTCCGAAGCTCTGCCAACGCTTAGTGACCTCAGTGAGTCCCTTTGCAATAGCTTTCAGTACGTCGCCGATCATAGACTCTGCCATCTGACCGTACATAATATCCATAGAGTCCTTCAGGTTCTTGAACTTTGCGCTTACAGCCTCAGACATGGTTTCCTGCATGTTGTAGAACATGCCGCCCTCGTCCGTGAGGTCTTTCAACACCTTAACGACATCATCGTAGCTGACCTTCTTCTCACGAACCATCTTTCTGATCTCTTGGGTAGTTACACCAAGATTCTGTGCCAACATTTTCAGCATCGGCACGTTAGCCATAGCGAATTGGCGTAGGGTATATCCCGTAAGAGCCATTTCGCTTCTGACGTGACCGATAGCCAGAGCCAGTCGCCCGAAGTCCGTACCCGTACCTGCTGCAATATCAGCAAGCCTCTTCGTCATATCGAAGAGTTCATTGTACTGGAAACCGAAGGCACTGAGGTTCTTAGAATACTGATCCAACTGCACGACACCGAATGGCGACTGCACAGCCAACCTCTGAATCTTGGCATAGAGGTCGTTCGCATAAGAAGCCTGACCCAAGATAGCGGTAAGAGATCGG